GCCTTGATTTGGGATCGTTGCTCTTTGGCGGTAACGCAATCACTGATGATGACGTGGAGCCTCTGCGGTCGTTTGCTGTTCAGAACGAAGGCATGACCGATCAGCAGTTCCAGAATTTAGTAAACTCCGCACCTATTGACTCCGATGCATCAAGGGCAATTAGAGAGTTGAATCAGAAGCGGATACTGAGTGAGCGGCTCCAGGCTCGACCGACTCAATCAAACATCCTTGGAGTTGACACGAAAATCCCGATCGAGCCTGGTCCTACATTCAGGTAATCGATGAGCAACACGGCAGTCAAATGGTTCAGGCAGGTTTCACCAAACGCAACGCTGACCGATGAGCAGATAACGCTCAAGGTCTATGATCTGGCGCGATCCGGTGATCAGCGTTTCCAGATCTTTGACCAAGATCCAGTATTCACAGGGCTGGCGCAATCACTCGACAAAGAGCGGAGACTTGCATCTGCTCCGGGCATACTTGGTGAGGCAACTCAAACCCTCAAGTCCGGCATTGATTCCACTCAAGCACGTTTCTTCGACACCATAGGCATGCTGGGTGCCGCGACTGGGCTGGATTCCGTTAAGGATTTCGGACTTCGTAAAGCAGAAGAGAACCTCCAGGAAGCAGCACAGAATGCTCCGACACTCCCTGATTTCTCGGAGGTTGAAAACATTGGGGAGGGTATCCGGTTCCTGGTTGGTCTTGCCGGGTCACAAGCCCCACAGCTTGCGGCGGTCCTTGGGGGGGCGGCAGCAGGTTTGGCCACACTTCCAGCGGCAGGGTTAAGCCTTGGCGCAAGTGCGGCCATTGGTGGCGGAGCAACAGCTTTCACGCAGACTCAGAACTTCGGTGACCTGGTTCGCCAAGGTGTCCCAGAGGAGGAGGCGGTAAGCATCGGTTTCGGAACAGGTGTGGTATCAGCGGCTCTTGAGTCTCTTGTGCCAGCGGTAGCGATCACCCCGCTGTTTAAGGCAGCAGGTCAGCAAGCAGGTAAGACTTTAACCAAGAGCATTCTCGACAGGTTGCCGGAGAGCCGGAAGGTTGCTGTCCTTCGTAACGCCGCCAAGAACGCAGGAGTGGATGGTGTTGCGGAATCGGCAACTGAAATGGCGCAGGAGGCAGTAACTATTGCCTCGGAGATTTATGCTCAACGAAACAATCCAGACTTTGAGATCAGCGATGATGACATTCAGCGTCGTATCCTTAATGCTGGCGTGGCTGGCGGTATTCTGGGGACTGGCTTGGGCGGTGTCACTGGTGCTGTCACTGCTCCTGCTTCTCGCGGGAGCGATGTCGATGCTGACACGCAACCCGATACACCTGAAGCGAACGACATCCCTGAAGCAACCGAACCGCAGGACGTTGTTTTCGGCCAAGCAGAGGTAGCAGCACAACGACCAATTGAGTCTCTGCCTGAAGATCCGGTTGCAGATCCATCCTTTCCTCCGGCGGTCACACCGGAGCAGCAACAGAATCAATCTATCATTGAGGCGATTCAGGTGAGGCAATCGCAGGAACCTCAAACCCAGGCTGGTCCGTTGGCAACTCAGGCTGACGTGGCTCCGCTTGAGCGGCAGATCGAGGAGTCGATAAGCGAACTTGAACAAGCCCTTCAGTCCCAGGATGCTGATGCGTTCACGGCAGCTGAGCCTAAGTTCCGCCAGGTGTATCGCCTTGCTGAGCAATCCGGTATCGCTGGACAATTACAGCAGCAGCTTACGGCGGTGCTTTTGCGTAACAGGCAGAACCTTGATATCATCACGGCAGCGTTGCGTGATCGTTCAGAAACACAACCTCAAACTTCTGACGAGACAACACCTCAAGTCCTTGCTGCTCCAGAAGATGTCATTGAGCCAGAGATCGTTGAAGGCGAACTCGCTACTGTTACACAGGACACTCAGGATAATCAAATCGCCACTCGACCACAGGAGCCCGAGGTCAGCGAGGTGCTGAACTGGCTGGATGATGAGTCGTCACCAGTGGTTGAGGACACGCAGGAAACGGACAAGATCATTGCTCGACAGCCTTTTGTTCTTGAGATCGACGAGACCACCAGCGAGGAAGTTGTTGGGGATGGAGCACGAAAAGGCAAAGGAACAAACAACATTACCCGCAAGTATGTGTTCTTTGAGGATGCAGTTGACCCTGATGCCAGGGTGGTGGGGCTTCCTGTTTACAAGCTGAACGGTCAATTGGTTGTGGCCAGACCAGACTTCATGCCTGACCTGAAGGTTGACGGAACGCCAAGAGCAAAACCAAGACCCGTTCCGTATTCCCAACTCATCGAGGATGGTAGGCTCGCCCCGATCTATGCTGTGCGCCTTAAGCCGGAGAACGCGGTTAAGGGTAACGATCCGAATGCGGCGATCTACTTTGCCGACACAACGGATCTTGAGAATCGGCTGATTAATCCTGCTCAAGAGATCCTGGCGCGTGTCCGTGAGTCTGCGGGAACCACCCAATCATCATCCATGGATCTGGATGAAGGAACGGGTAACAGTGCTGGCGGCAATCAGGTGGGGCTTGATGCAATTGGAGATACTGTTGCTGGGGATAGCTTTGATTTCGAGTCGGCAGAAGGCGGTGACCTTAACTTGTTCGCTAACACTCTGCTTGAGATAGCTGGAACATCGTTGCCGACTGAACAGCAGTTGATAGATGCATTCCGCTCTGCGGTTCAAGACGCCCGAAATCATCCGGTTGTGGAAAGATTTCTGGTGGGATTCCTGGAATCCACGGGGCTTGCAAAGGATAAAACATTCTGGCAGAAAACAAAATATGAGCAACTCGACGAAATCACATTCAAGGCCACTCCAGCAGTTCTCGCAATCAGAGATAGAAACGCTGAGCAACTTGCTGGACCGCGCCAAGGATCAGCTACGCAAGAAGGGCTACCCGATACCGGAGGACAGCAATACTTCTCCATCCGAGAAGGACAAGGCTACATCGGAAACCAACCGGAAGCCTTAAGGGGCAAGTTCTTTTCCGTCCTTGAAAGCCTTCAGGGTGCTGGTATAGCTGTATCCCTGGACACAGCTATTGAGCAGGAGTTCGGTCAGACAACTCCAGCAAAAAGCTCCATCACGCTTGCGCTGAACGATTCACAGCACCCGACACTGGACAACTTCCGGTTACTACTCCATGAAGCGGCTCACATTGTTGCTGCGTCCCTACCAAAACCCGTCTATGATGCGGTTCAGCGAGCGGTTACGCGATACGCAAGGGAGAAGCTTAATCTTCTAAGCGATTCAGCGGACCCCCGCATACGAGAGGAGAACCCTGATAACCTGGATGCTCAAACATTGGCTGAGGAAATCTTTGCCGAGACACTGGCTCAGGAGTTTGGGGATGCGAACATCAGCCAGACACTTGCCAGCCGAGTCTTCCGTGTTCTGAAAGATATTTACTTCAGGGTTGCCATGGTGGGTCAGCGATTACTTGGTCGCCAGCCCAATCCTGAGCTTGCCGATGCATACGCACGCAACCGGTTTGAGCAGCTTGTTGGCGGTGATGCTGACAGCCTGATAAGCTTCCTGGTTCCTAACTTTGATCCGCGTCAAGACATTGATTATGTGGATCGATTCTCTGTTCGCGCTCAGCAAACATCAGTGACCAAGGCGCACATGGATATTGCTGGCCACAATGAGGAGGCTAAGGTTCAGAACTTGATTGCGACGGACCTTGAGAAGAATCCGGTTGTCCTTGAGGAAGCGCAACGCACTGGCACTACTCCGAAGCAAGCTGTCTTAGGCATGCTTGGGCTCAGGGATAGCGAAGAGATAGCTCAAACGATTGCGTCAGGCATTGACCCAACTACAGGTCAGCCACTTGAAGCGGACCCAAGCTTCACGATGAACACTTTCAAGGGGCAGGATCTCCGTCACCGCGCCTTGAGGGATTACCGTGTCAGGCTCCAGAAATCCGTCAACAAAATCACGAACAAGCTGTCATCTGCGATTGCGAGAAAAACAGAAGCTCAGACCAAGCTTGAGAAGATATCCGTCGAACTGAACGACAAGCATGAGGCGTGGCTGGATCGATCACAGTTCAGCAAGTTCTTCGCTCAGACCATGCGCGGTATGATGAAGAAGACGCTTGAGGACGTTGAAGGAACCAGCTTCCAGCTTGGCGAGGTAACTCAAGAGCTTCGCTCGATCCGTAGAGACTTGTCCAAGGAGAACCTGATCAAGTATTACGGAACGGCATTACGCAAGCTGGCTCAATCCAAGAAGCTACCAGGTAACTTCAACATCCTGAAGTTCTTTGAGACGGTCATCACTGATCCAGACGTGAGTTTGCTGGATGATATTGACACTGTTAAGACTAATCTGAAGGAGTCAAACAATCCTGCGTATGCTGCTTTGATTGGGGATACGCCCGAGTCTGACGCGTTGCTGGCATCGATGATTGCCTACGCCAGGAAGGATGACGTTGTCATGCTTAACCTGGAGCTTGCCAAGATGGATTCGGTTGCTGATCGGCACGCGATCCACAAACGCCTTGGCGAACTGCTCAAAGATGCTCAAGGAGATTTCAAGGAAAGCTTACTCAAGCTCAAAGAGAATGTCAGGATGGAGGCAGCTGCTCGGATTATCTACAATCGAGCAAGAAAGAAGCGTGATCAATACAGGGCATCCATCAATAAAGCCAATAAGACCATCTCGGTTGCGGAGCCAGCCATCAAGCATTATACAGCGGAGGAGAACAGGCTTTCCGGTGAGTTGGGTATTCATGTCCAGTTTGTCTGGCACGATGGAGCGACTTATATTGTGCCTCCCGATGCATCAGCTTCATCTGATGATGTTCGCGCAAATCGTAAATCATTAACGTTAAGCGGTGACAATAACCCAACCAAGCCATCGGAGTTGAATGACCATCTCGGACTAATGGTGGCGTGGCTTGAGAACCGGAAGGCTGACAGTAACTTTGATCAAACATACCATGACGTAGCGCATCAGGTTCAAGAGTTAATGAAAGGCGTAATCCAGCGCGAGACAGACAAGCCATCAGCATTACAGTGGGTGTGGCAAACCAGATGGATCAGCATTCCTGATATTGTAAAACGATTTGGCTCCAACAATGCCAACGCGATTGGTCAAATGATCAAGGGGTTTGTGGCTGAGCACGGAGCGATCCACAAGAAAACCCATAAGCTTCAACGTGATATTGATAGGCAATACGCAGATGTCATAAAGCTGTTCAAGGGCTCAAAAATCAAAGTGGATCTGGATGCTTTCACGGCACAGTTCTACAATCCAGCCGTTGAGTTCCTGTCAAAGCAGGATGATATCAATGACATGGACGTGTCGGAGGACCAGGCATGGAGCGTTGCGATGGGGCGACTGAAGGATCATATGGATCAAGTTGTTGGGCTGAAGCTGCCAAGCCAGCGTGATAATTTCTACGCGGCATTCTCCAAGCTGCTCCGATCCATGCGTGACCTGAATGATTTATGGGTCAACGAAATTGATGAATCAGGGCAGGGGGGAGTTATCGACGACGAGATCCAGATCATGAACGCTTCCGGCATGAAGGTTCCAGCTGTCCGATCACGTATTCGCAGGGGGGTAATGACTGTGCCTCGGCGCATCAGCGATGATGCTCTGTCCCTGTTCCGCATTATGTCAGACGGCAGCACATCGATTCCTTGGCAGACATTCAGCGCGAAAGCCGCAGAAGCCAAGAATGCCTATGATGAAGGTGGATCCGAAGCGGCATGGGAAGTCATCGGCGGCGCGTTTGATAACAACGTGGTTCAGCGCATGTTTGTTGAGCCTATATTCTCATCGGAATCTGAGGCAAACATCCTCCCGTCACCAGGCCCAGGCTACACTGCGCCACTCATTGACGTGGTTCAGAATGCCCACACTGAGTCTGGCGGTAATATCATTGCGGCACTTGAGAAGATTGCCATCGAGCATGAAGCAGACCCATCTGTTTACATTCAGGAAAGCTTAACCGCTATGAGTAAGCTGTATCGCCAGCTTCGCAGTGCTCTCAAAGAGTCTCGACCCGACGATATTAAGGCATACATCAAGGAGGGTGAAGTCGATGAGGGCTCCATTCAAGGCGGTGGGTATTGGTCGCAATTGGTGCCTGGCATCATGTTGAACGCCCGTAAGATTGATCACTGGCCAAGCTCATGGTTCAAGAACACTTACCTGGACGACCATACGATTGCTGGAATCAATGCACGTGTGGCAGCACAAAAGACTTTCGGGGCAAACAATAAGCGACTTGCCAAAGCGTTCGCATCACTGGAGCGTGAGGTTAATGCCAAGACAGACATCCTGACGACACTTGAAACAGAAGCTAATGCACTTGGATTGTTGTCGAAGGAGGACCGAGAGGCGTTCATGTCTGAGCGTGTTGGCGGGAAGAAGAAGCTGGAAGAACTTAGGGATCTGAAAGCCTTATCAGACCGGCATCTTCGCGGAAATGACAGCATTGCGCTTGGGCTGTGGAAGTTCTTTCATGGCAAGGAATCACCAACGGAGGACTTGGTCCTGTATCGATCGCTTCTTAGCGGACTATTGGGTGCGATTATTAACCAGCCAGCATCAGCAATCTTACAGACATCCGAGTTGTTTGCGCTTGTTCTTAACTTCGGAGTGAGCCCAACATCTGTCCGCGCTATCGGAAGGGCGTCAGCTCAGGCGTGGCGCAACATAGCTGGAGGGTTACTCAATGTGTTGGGTATCAACTGGCAGAGAAACGACGCAGAGATCAAGCGTTACTATGAACTTGGCCTGAATGATCCCGTCCTTCATGACAGACTCAAGGATGTGATACTGACCCCGAACAGGCAGATCCACACATTCTCAGACAGGGTTGCTCTTGTTACACAACGATTAACGCAACTAAGAGAATCATCCATCAAAACCAAAGGCTCATCCAGCACGCCATTCAGACCGTTGGCACCGTTCTCATACTATGCCCAGGTCTTGAATGAAGCTCTGGTCGTGAATAACTGGAAGATCACCAAGGAATTTATTGGGTCAGGTTTAGATATCCTGCAAGACGGCAATGCTCAAGCAGACTGGACTCTGAAGAAGTGGGCTTCTGAAATGAATCTGAATACCTTTGATGCGGATTCGTTCGTGAAGTTCATGCGTGTGCTTGAGGATGAGTATGGATTGTCGTTCTACCAATTGCTTCGTGAGGCTCAAGGCAGAGCTAAGAGCAACCAAGACATACTATCTGAGCGAACCTCATACCTTCTGGCTGGTATGGCATTAACCAATATCACCCAGGAAGGCAGCATTGCGAACATGCCTGTTGGAGCCTTCAACAATTCAGTGATGAAATTCATAACCCCCTTGCTTGGGTGGCCTTACAGACAGTCTCTCAAGGTAGCATCCAAGATCCTGAAGAACGATGGCGATAGGTTTACTATGCAGGGATTATCCCGCGCTCTCATGGCGCTGTCCGTAGTCGCTGGCGGTGGGCTCGCAATATCCATGGCGGTGGATGCCTATTCAGAAGAACTGCTTCGCAAGCGCAGGAACCTTGCCCCGCTCTCATCTGAAGGCGCACTCGCTAAAGCCCACGCTGTCATGGAGCATTTGACCAGGGTTGGGACATTTGGATTGGCTGGTGACTTTGCGCTTGAGTTCATCAACATTGGCACAGGTGAAGGCGATCTTCGTGGCCTTTCACCAGAGCGCAGGGTTGTCGCCTTGAACTCCGCATTCGGAATGATCGGGGCAATGCAATCTTTCCTGAACCAGGATTTCACGGTGGATTATAGCGGCGTTGTTCGGCCAGCACTGTTCGCTATGGGTGGCAATGGTGCGCTTCAAGCGATCCAGATGATCAATACTCTCGGAGGTTTTGATAACCAGGAATCCAGAGCGGTGCGAAGAACGAATGTCAATAACTGGCTCCGCGCCGCAGGTCGCATATCAGGAACAGAGCTACGGAAGTCTCAAGGAGGTTTCGGAACAAAGACCCCCGTAACGCCACACATATCCCGCATGTTTATGGCTGCGCTCTCTAATAACCCTTCCGATTTTAGGAGAGCATACCAGGATGCGGTTAAAGCTGCCCGTAAAGCTGGCAAGTCTGAGCCTGAGTCCTACGTGAAGCGCACGTTCGGAAGCAGGAATCCATTGCAGATATTCAGAGCAACCCCTACAGACACGGAGCTTTCCCGCATCTTGTCAGTGCTGCCGAAGGAGGGTAAACGTGATGTTCTCGGTGCGATAAGGATGTTTGAGCATTACAAGAATCAGATATCAAGCGGCACCTCTAAACCGTCCAGCAAGAAGCCGGTAGATATTTTCAGTGGAACCTTGTTCTAGCTTGACAAACGTAACCCAATAAATAGTGTAACAAACGTGATGAAGATTATGAGGTCTATCAAAGGTATTTCTGTTTTCTTGACGCTGGCAGTCTCTCTGCTTGCGTCAACCATCGGCGCTCAAGCGCAATTCAGTTCTGGAGCACCGACAAAACTGGTGCTGATCAATTCGTTTAACGACATTGCATCAGTTCAACCAGCGCAAAACCAGAATTCCGTAGTGGTTATCCGCTATGGCAACTCGGTTGGCGACCAGCTTGGAGGCATGTTCATGTATGACCCTGATTCCGTGGTTGCTGCGGATAGCAAGAACGTGTTTGTTCCCGCGTCTGGTTCCGGCAGGTGGGTGCGCTATGACTACGCTGCTTACCTGCCGAAAGTGCAGACAGCTAATCGAGTCATTGTTACTGATGGATCAGGCAATGTAGGCACTGACCCACAGCTTACGTTTGATGGCACAGATTTGACGGTTGGCGGTGATCTTACGGTAAGCACTCTCGCGGCTGGCGGGACAGATACCGTTGTTACCCATAACTCCAACGTGCTTCAGACACGCACGATCAACTCTGATGTGTGGAACCTTGCGGCTGATCTCGCCGGGGATAGTGAGAATGTTGCTTCGGGAACCAAGTTAGTTGGGCCTGCTATTTATTTTGGCGGCGTCAATGATTATATCGAGGTCGCAGACAGTTCTAAGCTCAGCTTTCATACCGCTTCAGGATCATTGCAAGGCGCATGGTCGGCGGCAACTAACACTCCGTTTTTGACTGATGGCACTGGAACGACCGCTCATTACTACACAGTCTCGGCAGCCGGAACTCAAAACCTGGGAAGCGGAGCAATCACTTATGCGATTGGAGATATCATCAAGTATGACGGCAGCATATGGTATCAGGAAGATAAGGATGATTTGGCTTTTAGCATTAGTGCTTGGGTGAAGCCAAGCGACATCACTTCTCTGAACCCGATTGTTAGTAAATACAGTTCGTCAGGTGAGTTTCTGTTCTATTTCACCGGCGGCAAGTTAGTGTTTCTGCTTCGGGACGCATCGGTGCAGCCGCTTTTATCAACAGCTGCCCTAACGGTGTCGGTGGATGAATGGTTTCATGTTTGCGTGACGTATGCGGGAGCTGGTCCCAACAAGGCAAATGGTTTCGCATCGGCAGCTTCGGGGCTTAAGCTGTTTGTTAATGGCGAGGATCTCACATCGGCTGGCACCGTCTCAAACGAGGCTGCTTATTCAGGTATGCCAGACACGACTAATGCGCTACAGATTGGGAGAGCTGGATCGGATTATTACCAGGGCCACATCCGAGACGTCAAAATCTTCAACCGCGAACTCACGGCTTCCGAAGTGGCCGAGCTTGCTCGTGGAAATGATTTGGGATTTGCTGATGAGTGGGGTGGTGCAAATGGAGGAGTAGGCACTATTGACGAAACCGTCGGGCTCTCAAGCTGGAGCGGGTCAGGAAGTGCGACCCCTACAAATCTAACTGAGACTGCTAATACTACCGTTGGTGGGCGTCCAAATGTTCTACAGCAACAAGCCACCGCCACGATTGCCACAGCTACAAAAATAGCCATAACAAACGTGGCGAGCGTTGGTAAACGTGTCCGAATTGAGTTTGATTATTACATCAACTCGGGAAATGCAACACTTGACACCATCATCGTAGCATCACCAACTGCGACCATCGCCACGCTCAACACCGCAGGTGCATGGACGAGAGCGAGTGTTGAGACAGTTCTTACAAGCACCACGGTAGAGCTACAAATAACAGATGGCGCAACCTACAACGCTACTGCGTTGGATTTTGTTGGTTTTGATAATTTTAGTGTCACAGAAATCGGCACCCTAGCAGATTTTCGCGCCGAGAACTTTGATGCAGACACCGGAAAGCTATACGACTTATCCAGCAATGCTTTCATTGGTGTGAACAGTGGCTCCACGCTCACAGGGCGAGCTTACGCCTTCTATGAAACTGGAACATGGACTCCTGCGATTACATTTGGAGGTGGAGCAACTGGCTTAACTTACGGAACTCAGGAAGGTTACTACACTAGGGAAGGAAACCAGGTGACAGTTCATGCCTACATCGTCTTGACAGCCAAGGGATCTTCCACAGGAACAGCATTAATGACCAGTTTGCCGTTCACGGCACGCAACACTGCTGGCAGCTCTCAGTCTTTGTCGGTGAGCGGCATGACCAACGCTGCATCCCTTACGTCTCCAGTCACCGCCTATGTGACCGATAACGGAACCACAGTCAACCTTGTGGACTGGGGTGCGACGGGCGCTGTTGTTCTTGACGACACCAACTTCACTGACACGTCCACAATCAAGGTCTCTGGCACCTACCAGATTCAGTGATCCGGATTCACTAAACAGGAACTAATTATGGCAACTAAACGAGATATCATTCAGGAACACATCACTAGCTACCGCGCTAAGCTTGCAGCTGATAACGGCAAGGCGGACTTGCTTGATGCATTAAGCAACGCTGAGAAGCGTCTGGAGGCTAAGTCTATCACGGGGCAGTCCATCGATGATGCAACCGCAGTCAGCATTGCGACTGACGCTATCGCCAAGATTAACGCTTACAACTCCCAGGTTCAGTTGGCGCAGATCGATGTTGCCGCCCTGTCTGCTCAGCTAGCTGAAGCCGATTCCGACCCTGAGTAATTAACCATTGACACGACCGCATGCCATTAAAGCTCATCACGATACTTATCATGGCGACCGCGATGCTCTCTGGATGCCACATGACCAGGGAGCATCGTCGGCCTGTTGAGGTTGCTGGATCTGTTGCGTATGAGGAGTTCAAGGTTAAAGTTCCCATCTTCTTTGACTCAAAAGCAGCATCCGTTACAGGTGACCTAAAGGATGGGGACTACTCCTATTCCGTAGGAGCTAAAGATCTATCCATACTATCTGATGAGCAGTTTGCCGCACAGTTAGCCAAGATTTTTACTGAAGCTGCCAAAGCAGTTTCACCCTTGCCATAATTTTACCATGAAAAAATCTATCAAAGAACTTTTTTGTGTTGTAGCTGCCATTGCTGTAGCTGTGACCGCTCTTAACATTGTTGAATCAGCTACCACAGGCGCACCTCCAAGAGTGGTGAACGTGGAGAAGTTTAACGACCTGCCTGATGCGTTGGTTAAGGAAAACTCCAACTCAATCTTTGCTGTCAATTACGGAACAACTTCTGGCGACGGTCTTGGCGGGTTGTTTGTTTACTCCAGCACAGCCACTAACACAGTGGATGCACGTGACGTTCATCTGAGTTACTCAGGTGTTGGCAGGTTGCTCCGCATTGGCCAAGGTCATCCATTGCAGGTTGGTCCTGATGCCGCAAACCCTCGTGAATACACTATTGCAAGTGGCGCGATTACTCCAACCGGAACATTCTTCACCATTGATACCCAGGGTGACGCGGGTTCTGACGACCTGAACACTATCACTGCCACCAACTACAAACCTGGCGACCTGTTGATTCTGCAAGCCAACAACACAGCGCGAACCGTTGTGTTGAAAGACGGGACAGGTAATCTCCGGCTGTCTGGTGATTTCAGCTTAGACAACACTGAAGATACTGCGACCGTGATGCTGATCGGAACCAACTGGACACAGATTGCGACCGCTAACAACGGATCGTAGGCTTTGCTCGCAAATCTCAACGCCAGCGGTCTGCTTCACGCAAGTTGATCGCTGGCTTTTTTACAGCCCGCACCCATGTCTGACAATGTTCAGCACAACCAAACCGACAATGAAGGAGGATGCCAATGTGGGCGTTGCCGTCACTTGGCGGCGTCACTGAACATTCGCATTGATGCTATTGAGGTTCAGATTAAAGGGATGAGCACTGCGTTCGACAGCATGAGTAAGTCAGTTGATCGCTTTACAAATGCTGTTCTTGGCGACGAGCAGATGGGCGTTAAGGGTTACGGACGCAGGTTGGAGTATATTGAGCGTGACATGGGTAGCATGAAGGCGTTCAAGTCGAAAGTGATAGCTTGGGCTGGAGCCATAAGCGCAACAACATCTGCTGTGATTGCGTTCGCTATGAAGTTCTTTGGCTTCTTCTCATCGGGGAAATAGTTATTCACAAAAGCGTATGAAGGAAACAACAAAGCTTCACCATTACAGAAAGATTAACGGTTACGCTGCTTTCATAAAAGGGGACGGGATTGATATCGGATGCGGAGATGATTGCCTGAGTCCATCAATGTTCCCAGGGATACTAAGCGTCCTCCCTTACGACCAACTGACAGGCGGCGATGCAAACACTTGCGCTGACATTGGGGGCAATCAATTTGACTTTGTTTATAGCTCCCATTGCTTGGAGCATATGCATGACCCTGGTGTAGCTATAAGGAACTGGATTAGGATATGCAAATCATCGGGCCATGTGGTAGTGTGCGTTCCTCATGAGTTGTTCTACGAGAAGTGTCGTTGGCCCTCTATGTTCAACGGAGATCATAAAACTTCATGGACTTTGGAGTGGAAGTCAGACTTACCGAAAAGCATTCACACTCCAGACTTTCTAAGAAACCTTAAAGATGATGGGCTTTGCGAAGTTGTGAGATGTGAGACAATCCTTCAGGACTTCAGCTTCAGACACTTCAACGCAGACCAGACGCTCGGCCAGTCGATTTGCCAGATTGAGTTTGTCCTTAAAAAGAATTGATTACCGTATTGTAACGCAACAGAATGCGTGACGGAACAGGTAAAAAAAGAGCGTCGTCAGCATTGATCACAACATACTGGCGACTGACTTTATACACGGAATCAAACTTCTCCTGCACCCTGGAAGGATCGACGGCACCCACACCGAACTGGACATAGTGGCGAAGGTCACATGAGAACATCATCCATCTAACAGGCTTGCGAAGGGAGGACCATTGCTCGGCAGGGCATACGAAGATCACTGGATAAGGCCATGACTTCCGGTTCGTGAACTGGGTTCGCTTACTCTTCCACCACTTTACTTCCACACACCCACCATCAATCTCAATGTCACCGTTGTCGATGTATTGACCCCTGACCTTGTGGGTAGGTGCAGCACTGGTATGATTAACTCTTGGAGACAGTCCTTCATTCTCAAGTATCTGAGCGGCCAACCATACAGCTGCCTTGGATTCTTCAAGGCGATCCAGGAATGTTTGATGTGTTTTTGAGTTAATCCACTGGTTCATTGATTATCTTCAGGGCCGATAGATGCGTTCTCAAATCTGGTATGCTCAGGGAACCACGCGATTGATATGTCTGCTTCCGCCCCTGCTCTGTTCTTGGCTACACCGAGGGTTCGTTGGCCTTCCTCCCTTTCGTAAATGAAAGTGACCGAGTCTGCGTCCTGCTCAATGCTCCCTGAATCCCGAAGGTCTGACATACGGGGTCTACGTTTAACTTCCTTGCCCTTGTGCATGCTTGGCTTGTCGAACTCACGATTCATCTGGCAAAGCGCGATAACCGGCACATCCAACTCTTTGGCCATAGCCTTCATGTTCATAGAGATTTCACCTACCTGATCGTTACGTGTGGCTTTCGGGTTTGTTGCCTTGATCAATTGCAGGTAGTCAATAATCAACACCTTCGCTCCTTGCCGAACCATGCGTCTGGCGCGTGTCCTGATGTAGTTGATATTTACGCCAGCTGTATCGTCGATCTGTATCTTGGTTTTAGCAACATGTCTGAGCGCATTCATGAACCGTGCGAGATCCGACTCCGTCACGTTCTCTTTACGCAAGATAGCCTGAGTGTTCACCTTGCCATGGACTGCTGCGAGACGTGCGTTCAGCTGGTTGCGGCTCATCTCAAGAGAGAACACACCAACAGGTATGTCTTTATCGGATAGCCTTAGCGCAATGTTAAGTGCGAATGCTGTCTTACCCATACCTGGCCTTCCTGCCATAACAACCAGATCAGTCTTTCGTAACCCCCCGAGAACCCGGTCGTAATCCACGTAGCCAGTTGCATAACCGAGGGCATCTTTCTTGCCGTCCCATACCGCTTGATAGAGCTCGGCAATTTCAAGGACAGATTCTTTCTGCGTCTTGGTTTGAGTGATATCTTCCTCGCGCAACTCAGCCATAGCATTGTCCACGTTGGCTATCACATCAGCAATCTGACCGCCATCAGGATTCTCGGAAGCAGTCTTGAGTTGCATGGCAGCAAGGAAAGCTTTCCTTCGCAGCAACCCGAGCCTTAGATCCGACATCCACATGGGCCAATTATCCTTGGTCCCAGTCTTGCCTATGTAAGTCTCAATGTGGTTGTTCAGATGCTTCTTGCCGTCCTTGCAGACAGCGAACCGAACAGTTGCCTCATCGACCTGACGGCCAGCAGCCTCCAGCTTCTCCATCAAGCTAAACAGGTATGAGCAGGTCTGGTCCCAAAACCAATCAACGGTCAACCCTGCGCTGATAACCTCCTCCCACGCACCCAGGATCAGAGACCCTATCATGCGCTCCTCTGCTTCTAATTCGTAGGGAACCTTAGCCATGTCAGTAAGGGAGACCTAAATGCTTGAGGATAGGAGTAATTTTGGATTGCTTGCTATCTCGCCCAACGGCAGGAAGCTCATTCTGAATCAACCCCCAAGGCATGTGTTCTGTGGCAAGGCTTTTCCCTTCATAGCACTGACCAGCGATAAAACGTTCCGTCACTTGATCGGGAAGCACTACTTCCCTCCTGCAAATAAGAGCATGAGAATCATCCCCGTAACCAAGCTCATCATCAACAGGGCAAACGTGCATGCCTAGCTGCTCACACCACATGCTCATCGTGTTATACGGTTGGATGTTGCTGTGATAGTCTTGAATCTCGAATACTTGAAAAGGGGTAGGGAAATTGTATATGCGTCTACGCGCATATAGTGTCCAGAATCCCGCAATAATCCACCCATCAGCGATGTGCTTTTGGATTGGGACGTAGAAGTTACTGGTTAGATACCAGTGTGCTTGGCGAATACCTGGCGCTTCATGGCTTAGGCATGGATCACCTGCGTTAGTGAGGACATGTATCTGTCCGCGAAGCTTCACAAGGACAACAATGTGTGCATCCAATCTAGGAATCCTGACCCACTCATATTCATCGACCACATCATAGAGCTCTTCCGGGTAAATGTCGTTGCGTTTTGGTGGATCAATGATGAGTTTATTTATCAGCGGCGACTTGCCCTCCGCTGCCATCACTGTTGCCAGGTTGAGTTGACCCCTTCTCTTCTTCGCTTCCTGAAAGTATGCTTCGTTGATCTTCACGTGTAATTCTCCTTTGTTCGGCAACAGATTCAAGATCATCGGAATGCACTAAGATCCAGAACCCTTCTTTATTCTTTTCATGAAGGCAGACTACCGGAATCTTATCCTCCAGCACTGCCAGCTTCTTAGTTCCTCTCCATAACGAGACCGCCGTGTGCCTGACTCGATGCTTAGCCTCAACGAATATACGGCTATGCAAACTGTCTGACCGTGTGTGACCTGAATTGCCACCAGACAAAGGCGTGCGGACTGACCCGAAGAAGGATGCGATCCGTCGCTCAACTTGCTTCCACGTCTTTGTTGGCGGCATACGATTAGAGGGAGTTAAGGTCTTCCGATATTTCCCGCAGGTGTGCGGCAAACATATTGCGTTGACCTTGGTGGGCGTGTAAGTGAGCAGCCTCAATCATTCCTTCAAGATTTCTCACCTTATAGTCGATGTGCGATAGTCGTTGACGAAGTGCTGCAATGTAGAACATCTGATCGATCACTTCCTTGCCAGCCTCTTCCAGAAGCCCGTCTTTTTCCCAAAGGTTACCTGAGTGTTCAGCTTGACCCGCTCGGTATTTCTCTTCCGCCTTGCCGACGAACTCGGTCAAGGCGCCCTTCATGCTTTGCTCTTGCTCGGGTGTCATGTTACAGGATTCCGGTTAAGCGCATTTTGTTACCGATAGCCAAAGTGAGTTGAAGATCATTCTCAAGATACGCGATTGCCTCATCCCTGTTCTCGCGCCAGACTTCAGCGTAGAACTTGCCTGTTCCGTCCTTGTCTCCAACACCCAAAGCAACAGCCATCTTCTGAAGGCTCACTTTCTTGCGCTTGCGCTCGTAAGATCCGTAGCATGCCTCGATGCAAAGATCCCGGAATTGCTTACCGCCTGACCCGTAACTTCCCCCAGTGTAAAAAGCAGGGGGAACGCGAAGGCTGTGGAAGACTGCTCGACCCACAAGGAACGGGATATCAAAGTCGTTCGTATTCCAGCCAATGAATGTGGCGTTGGTGTGGTGAGTCTCAATGAACTGAAAGAATCGCATGATGTCATCCTTCTCGTCTTCCAGTGTTTTCTCTTTGTCTCCGCGAGAGAAAATGTCAGTGGTCTTCTCAGACTTAACACCAATGCCGTAAACCATCCCGGTCTCTGGTGCGAGTGCAGCGTTGCCGACCCATTTGCGTTGCTGCTCATCGATGTTTGCGGCGATCTTGTCAGGATCTTTCCACGTGGATGGTGCTTTAAATTTCGGAATGATGGGTAAAAGAAATTCGTCGTGTGCGGGTCCAGTCTCAATGTCGTATGCGTAGAGGTCGCTCATAATTATATCCGTTGTGATTGGTTGTTTGTGGAAAAAATGGGGGCAGTAGCGAACAAAGGAAATCTACTGCCCCCATGTGTGGGTTGATCAGGCGAAAGGAGGAAACACCTGATCAAAAGGGAACGTCATCATCGTCGGCTGGACCCGATGCGTATTGTGGTGCGGGAGCTTGGGCTTGCCCAACTTGAGGTGGGTTCTGCCCCTCTTCGCGGGGCTTCCAGTCTATGGGGTTTAGCTTGCCGATCTTGATGGATATCTTAGATCGCTTCTGCCCTGTCTGCTTATCATCCCATTGCTCCAGGTTGAGTTCGCCAGACAGCGACACTCGCTGACCCTTGAAACAGTGTCTCCCCGTGAACTCCGCCAATGGGCCGAAGCCGACAGCATCGACGAAAACTGTCTTCTCGATTCGCTGACCATCCTTGGAGTAGGAGTTGTCCACAGCTAACCCAAGGTTAGCGATGCCTGTGCCGCTTGGGGCGTGTCTAATTTCGGGATCACGTGTGAGTCTGCCCGTTAGTATGACTTGATTTAAGTCGCTCATAATTTATGTAGTATAACGTAATAGAAGTATTATTTGTCGATAAAAAAAATCACGCCGCTGCAAGTTTCTTCTCGATACCCTCGACGGCGGTGCGTGCCATGTCCTCAGACAGATCCACCCATCCAGAAATGTTGAACCGCTTGAAGATTTGTTGTTCCGTAATGCCAGTCTTCGACATCAGCTCGCGCAGCTTATCGGTTGCAGGTTGGCATGCTGGTGGAGTTGAAGCCTCCGCTGCCTGTGCAGTAGGGGGTGTCTGCGTTGCTGATGCCGGTGAAGACTGAATAGGTCCGTCACTGGTGAGCCAATTGCGGATCTCCTTCCCGATATCTTCAGTGATATGCGGGTGAATGATGCGGTCTTGAGGAAACAGCCCCGTGCGGTCCTTAGTGGATACGGCTGAGTTCGTGTTGCTCACGTCAAGGATGACCGTAAACTCATACTCCGCGCCATCACGGAACACTGGGGCCATGCCTACCCGACGAGGAGCGGATTTCCCTCGGTCGTTCTGCTCGATCACGTATTCCTGCTTGGAGCGCAAGCATACGATCACGTGGATACGGGCCTGAAGGATTGCGTCCACAGCTTTTTTAAACTTCTCGCCAGCTGTGCGCCAGTTGGTGAAGCTGTTGGTCGCGCCCCGGTTTGTATTGTCCAGCTTGTCCTTGTAATCCAAGACGCCCTCCCACAGGTGGGAACCGGAGTCAAGAATGACGCATTCGTATCCCGCCTTCTGCGCTTCCAGGACTGCATACACGAACTTCTCCGACTCAAACGGAGGCTGAATATCAAGCGCATCAAACTGAAACCTGTCAGAATACAGGGATGCACTGTTGTTTTCCGTGTCAATGACAGCGATCTTGCCGCTTTCCAGTGGAGCCTCATTAACGAGACCTTTAGCCAGACGTAATGCGCTCATGGTTTTGCCAGACCCGCTGGCACCCGTAACGCATAGCTTGATATGCGTTGCTTGTTTCGTTGCTTTTTTAAATAGTGACATGTGTATGTGTCTTCCTTTCCGTGTGTTGCTTACTTATTGCTCTTTACTGGTTTCACCAAACAAGGCAATGCATGAATTGATGAATGAATCAATGTCTGTGTGTTCTGACGCTTCCTCGATGAGTGCGCGTGTCTCCGGTGATGGAGTGAAGTGGATGATGGAGGTTTGGGCTTCAACGTGACTGTCCATTTTGTTCCTTTCTTTAAGCTTGGTTTATGTCCGAACGGATAATCTACCTATTAGGGTATGCTAACCATATTATTTATGCAAGGTTTTTCTTTTATTGTTTACGGCCTAAGCTTGGTTGCAGTAAGTCTTGGTTTGACTTTGTTGGTTACTCGGCCTATGGTATTACTGATCGATGCAGGTATTATGCAACCCTAAAAAGGAAAGGGGGGGGGTGAAAATAAACAACAAAGGAAACGAAATGAAAGAGACAAGCAAAGTAACCAAACAAGAAAAAGAGAAACCGTATGTGACATCATTTCGGGTGGCCCCCGAGAACTCGTCACTGATCGCCAACGCCAAAGCACTCGGGTTTAATGCGGGTGAGTTCATCAATGAAGCCATCATGATGCATGGCCCTCATTTATT